GTCGTTGATCGTAGACCTGAGCGGTTTGTTTGAACAAGACACGAACTTTAACGAAGACTTAAGTGGATGGGATGTATCCGGCGTGACCAATATGAACGCTATGTTTCGCGGCGCCTCACAATTCAATAAAAATATAAATACTTGGAATACAATTCACGTTCTAGATATGAAAGATATGTTTAAGGATAGTACTATATTTAATCAGCCTTTATATAATTGGGATGTATCCAATGTGGGAAATATGGATAATATGTTTTTAAATGCGTCTGATTTCAATCAATCTTTATACGCGTGGAATATGCAATTTTCAAACACTTCCCCTATAACTATTATAAAAGAGAATAGTTCTAATGTCTCTATGTTCGAGGGTGCTACTTCTCTGAATTATTATATAGTATCGGGGAATGTATTACAAACAACCATTCAAGATGCCATGAATATATTTACAAACGACAAAGACCTATACGACAAACTATTTCGTAAAATATACGAATTAGATACCTCGCAAATCCGTAATATAAGCGATCTATTTAAAGACAATATTACGTTCAATGAATATATCGGCTCTTGGAATGTATCCAATGTAACCGATATGAGCGGAACGTTTATGGGAGCAACTTCTTTCGATAACCGTATATCGAAATGGAATATTTCAAAAGTAACCAATATGTCCAATATGTTTAACGGAGCTTCGTCGTTTCATAAATCCCTTGTCAATTGGACAAAGAAATATGATTTAATATTTAGTTTGATTGAAAACGATCTATTCGCGACGAAAGCAGGGGTTTTGACAGAAGGTATGTTCAACGGTGCATCTACGTTGGATTTTGACACGCTTATTGGAAATGTATCGCAAGATACGATTTTAGATATGGTAAATTATTTTAATATTTCTTATAGCGACTCCTTAATAGAATACGAAGATATACCCAATTGGGATACATCTAAAATTACAGACATGTCGGGGTTGTTTCAAAATTTTAAAACGTTTAATCAAGATATAAGTCGCTGGGATGTATCCGGTGTAACGTCTATGTCTTCTATGTTTGAAGGCGCGGAACAATTCAATAAAACTATAAACCAATGGCAAGTACACAAGGTGACCACAATGGAAAAAATGTTTAAAGGAGCATTAGGGTTTAATCAACCTTTAGCAGCTTGGAATATATCCAATGTTACCCAGATGGATTCTATATTTGAAGGCGCACAACAATTCAATCAATCTCTAAACGATTGGAATATAGATAGATTAACGTCGTTGGCGTCTGTGTTTAAAGAGGCGAGGTCGTTTAATCAGCCACTGGATGTATGGGATATATCGAGTATAGAAAATACTTCTTCTATGTTTGAAAACGCCGTTTTATTTAATCAAGATATAAGCGGTTGGGCTACATCGAAGGTAACCGATATGTCTTCTATGTTTCAAGGCGCCGAGTCGTTTCAACAAAATATAAATAAGTGGACTACGTCGAAGGTAACCGATATGTCTTCTATGTTTAAAGAGGCGAGGTCGTTTAATAATCCATTGTATATATGGGATATATCGAGTATAGAAAATACCTCTTCTATGTTTGAAAACGCCATTTTGTTTAATCAAGATATAAGCGGATGGACTACATCGAAGGTTACTGATATGTCTTCTATGTTTAAAGGTTGTCTATCTTTGAACCAATTTTTCGGAAAATGGGATATATCCAACGTAATCCAAGACTCTATGTTCGAAGACTGTTCTGTGTTAAACCAATCGTTTTATAATTGGGATTTATCTTTAAGTGAAATAGACGATGAAATTTTAACGAAACACGACCGCATGTTTAAAGGTTGTCTCCGGTTAGAATATTATTATGCGGACGGTCATGTCACGAATTCTACTATAAAAAATGCTTACGCGCTATTTAAAACGAATCAAGTCGAATATAATTTAAAACATAGACCCTTTGCGGGTTTAAATCTATTGGGCGTAAGTATTCTAGACGACCTATTTAAAAACGAAAGCACCTTTAACGGCAATATAACGAATTGGAATGTATCAAATGTAATTTCGTTGAAGTCTTTGTTTGAGGGAGCGGCTTCGTTCAATCAAGACCTAAACGACTGGAATGTATCCAACGTTGAAGATGTCACGGGAATGTTTATGAACGCTACAAGTTTCCACAATCCTATATGGAAATGGAAATTAACCAAATGTAGATATTTTACAAATATGTTCAACGGAGCCACCTCCATTACGATTTCGGATTTAGTGGGTACAAATACATTTGAACAAAATAATAATTTATATTTTCGGTTATTAATATAATGTTAATCACCGTCATTTCTTTCAACGGCGCAAATACCACGAATATGTTTGCGAATACAAACTTAGATTTTGCGGAATTAATACAATGGGATAGTTACGTGCCTTGTAATAATTGTGATGGCTTAAGCCTTATTAAAGTCGGATCCAAAGAGAATATATCCAAGAAGTTATTGCGATCTAAAATGATCCAAAATCGCCAAACCATAACCTACGTAAAAAAACAAAACGTATACGATGTCATCTACACACATAATTTTTATGACAATTTAGATTTGATATCCAAATATAACGCAAACTATTATACAACTCAAATCAAAATATTATTGCGTTCCAATAGCGTGTCTCAGGCGCGTAAAAATAAAATAACCGAGTTTATGAGTCGTGTTATCGTTTAGGAATTATTATAATTCAATAGTATATAATGAATTTTACGTGTTCTTCATACAAACCGCCATCGTTACAATCGCCCACGTATTCGGGTGGTGTATTATTTATAAATGGAAAACCATTTACGACCGTGAGTGCGAGTTTATATCTAAGCCATAGGTCGGGCTATTGTAATGTAATCGATAACTTTAAGAATGCGTCGTATGAAAGATATTTACATAAGAAGAAATATAAAATATAATATACTATATATATGAAAACATTTGGATCGAGAGCAGAAGTATGGCACGGTACATCAAAAAAAACGACCGGGGGACTAACTAAAAAGGATTTGTTTCAAAACAAATGGGGTGAAATTGTCTCGCGTAAAAAACACTTTACGGCTAAAAAGGACAAGCGATTAGAAAAATACGGTTATTTCGCCAAAAAGGGAAAATTTGGCTTTGTGAAAAAGAACGTTAAAACCGCGAAAAAATATTAACGTCTAGAACGCAAACGTCTTTTGGATTGTAATACTTCCCTTTGGTTGTTTTGTGTGAAGAAAGTAGCATCCGTTTGTCTCCCCACGGAATTTATTTTTTTCCGTTGAATATACGACGAAGCGTTTATATAGGTCTCTTGCGATGAGGTGCGTTGAAATAATTTACGCATGGTGCTGTAGACGTGTTCGTTTGACGAGGTTGTATCCTTCGGGTTCATTATATATAGGGCAAATATATTTGACTAGGTTGTTGTATTAATATATGATTTCCCATATCTTGTAATATAAAAAAATAAATAAATTGTGCGGCGCTCTCCATCGTATAGTAGGTATAATGGTCATAAAAAGAATATTTATTTCCTATGCTTTTGTAATAATGTATGGTATCTAATATATCGCGTTTGTTCCATATGCCGTAGTCTCCAACCACTTCGCCTTCGTATAGAATACCGACCCCTTTTATATTCTTTTTTTTTAGGATGGATTCGAACGTAGAGGTCATAGATGGATTCGCAGTATATATAAACTTATTTTCATTTCGCTTCACAATAGTCGTGACGTTTTCAAACCCTACCAAACTATCTGGATCGTTCCAGATATTATAAATTACCACAACGTCTTTGTTTAGGATGGATTCTAAAAAAGGAATATTGTGGATGTCTCCATACTGAAACGAAAAACAATCTTCTTTTAAGTAGCCAAAATCCCACGTAAAATGTCTCGAAGAATACTCCGACGATAAATTGTCTACCCAAGTCAAATGAAAAGATTGTTTTTCTAACAATAGTTTATCCATCAACCTACAACCTAGCCAATTGCACCCGCCTATAAGAACGATTTTCATATATCCTTTTTCGTTTTTTCTTTTTAAATGTTTTTTTTCTTTTTTTTTTGGCGCCACCGCACAAAACGGGGTTTAAATGAAGTGTATACTTATTAAAATACTTGCCGAATATAGTATCCATATATATAACAATATAAAAAATTATGTATATTACTTCTAATGGACGCTTCACAACGATTGAAACTTCAAGAAATGATACACGCGAACCAAACGACCAATCACACGGACGAAATACGCGCGCTAAAACATAGTAAGAACATACGCGAAGATGTCTTGAAAATCCAACGTATGAAATCCAAGATGAAAACAACGCACTTCAAAACCTTAGACGCCGCGCTACAAAAAGATTGCTCTTTTTTATATCAACATTATGCCCTTATTTATAATAAATTATTAAAAAATGATTTGGATATAAAGATTCTATATCAGTTTTTGGACGTATTGGAAACCGTCGAACAAGGCGAAAACGACCAACACGAGGCGTCTTACACCATCGGAATGTTGCTGAAGAAATTATACATAGATAAGACACTGGAAGAATTGGCGCCTTGTCTCACCGATAAAAAAGAGATTTCATGGAAAGACTATTATCAATCTAAATTGATTTAAATAAATGTATAGGGGGTAAAGTATGAGCATTCTGGTTATTGTCGAATCTCCGTCCAAGTGTAAGAAAATAGAAGAATATCTAGGCAGCGCGTATAAAGTAGTGGCAAGTTGCGGGCACATTACTTCGTTTACGTCGTTGGACCAAGTGAATTTAGAGACCTATGAGATACGTTACAAAATAGAAAAACCGAAAATAGTAGCCATGTTAAAATACGAAATAAAAAAAGCCTCTAAAGTAATTCTGGCGACCGACGACGACCGAGAAGGCGAAGCCATTGGTTGGCATATTTGTAAAGTCTGTAAATTAAATATAGAGACAACGCCTCGTCTATTGTTTCACGAGATTACCAAAGAGGCATTACATGCGGGGATGCAACAATTGAGTGTTTTAAATATAAATCGAATTCATAGTCAGCAAACGAGACAATTATTGGATTTATATATTGGGTTTACTATATCGCCCATTTTATGGACGTATATAAAAAACAAGATAAGCGCCGGTCGTTGTCAAACGCCTGCCTTATATATGTGTTATGAAAAAGAGAAAGAATACGAACAGCAAAACACAGACACCCACTATAAAGTAGAAGGGTTATTTACAAAAGAAAATATAAAGTTTCATTTATCCAAACCTTTGAACGAGGAAACGCCGGCTTTTTTAGAGTTATGTAAAGACGCCACGTTTCGTGTGGATACGATAGATATACATACTCATATCGAAAAAAGACCTTCTATTTTAATCACAAGCACTTTACAACAAAAAGCCCATCAGGCGTTGGGGTTCAGCCCTAGCCAGACGATGTCGTACGCACAAGTACTATACGAAAATGGATTAATCACGTATATGCGTACGGACACACCCAGTTACAACGATACATTCAAAGAACAATTAAAACAACATATCACAAAAACACACGGCGTAGAGTATTATAAAGAAATTCCTGACACCGTCAAAAAGGCACACGAAGGAATTCGGGTCACCGATTTAAAACAACCCATCGCAGAGTTTGACAACAAATCTATTCAATCTTTATATCGTTTTATTTATAAGCATACTTTGCAAACGTCTATGAGCGATTGTAAAGTTGAGACAACTCGTTATAGTATGATCGCGCCAATGAACTTATGTTTTATCTACAACGAACCGCGCCTTGTCTTCGAAGGCTGGAAAAAGGAAACCGCGCATAAAGAGCCTATGTCTCACGCCTTGTATTTATCTCGTCTGAACACACTAGACGCGAACCAAATCACCTGTAAAGAAGTGATGACCTCACCCGTATACCATTATTGCGAAGCTCAATGTATACAAAAATTAGAAAAGGAACATATTGGCAGACCATCAACGTATGCCTCTATATTGGAGAAACTATACGACAAACATTATATTATCAAAGGTCCAATAAAGGGTCCGCCGCGACAACATATCACGTATGTTCTACGAAACCGTGTCGTTACAAAAGAATGCGAACCCTATAGAATCGAAGAAACCAACAAAATAAGCGTAACCGAATTGGGTAAAAAGGTCGCCGAGTTTTGCTATACATATTACAAACATTTATTTGAATACGACTACACCAGGCGCATGGAGACAAAATTAGACGAAATAGAGGAAACCGGACTATGGGAGGATATATTTGTAGAATTTAAAAAAGATGTGGATAAAAAGGTCGTTATAGAGGTTGTAAAACCCCCACAAGTAAGCTTACATTGTGGTTTGTATAAAAAAAAACCCGTCATAATAAAAAAAGGACCTTACGGATTTTATAGCGAATATAATAAACAAAAAAAATCTTTGTTGCATTGGACGCATTACGACCAAATACAAGACTATATCGACCGACAACAATTCCCATGTGAATACATAGAAGACCTTATACATTTCAATAAAGATTATAGCATTCGTAAAGGAAAATACGGCGATTATGTGTATTATAAAACATCCAATATGAAAAAACCGATGTTTTATAAATTAGAGATAGAAAGCCGAGAAATAGAAGATATCAAAGAATATATACAAAAAAAATATAACCTTATTTTATGAATGACTTCCCCAAGACGGTATTGACTACGTTTGCGTCGATAGGTATCTTAAGCAAATTATTATTAACTGTATTTACATCGTCGAAAGACGGATCGATTGGTCCTGCGAGCGCCAGCATATGGGGTAATTTAATTATTATATTTTCTTTGATTTCCTATTTGTCTATAGAAGAAAATACACTCGAAACATTAATCTATCCGATTTATTTGATTGTATTGGTCTTGTTATGGGACACAGCTGTTTCTTACAAATATTTTGAAAGAATAAATAAAAAGGAAATACCAAGCCTATATTATTCTTGGAATACGCTCTTGAATTTAATGTTGTTCGCCTTCGTTGTACTCTTAATTTTTGCTATGTTTCAGACCGGAAACCATACCGGAAACCAGACGTCTCCCTTGTATATTATAGGTTTTTTTTCTTTGTTTATTATGGGCATCCAACAGACCATTCTTGATAATTTTATGGTAGATACCGATGTTGTATAAATTTATAGGTCATGCCGATTTTATCGTTTGACTCCCAAATACCCGATAGTCTTAGCCATATAGGATGTTCGGGTTCGTTTAGATTTGCGATATAACGCCGATACATACAATCGTTGTATAACAACCTTTCTATTTTTTTATTTGTAATATGATTTATATTTTTTAAAATAGATTGTTCAATATTTGACAATGAACATAAAAAACTATTACTAATCGTGATTTTATTGGTTTTGTAATTGGTAATGATATATCCCGGCGGGATCTCAATTAATATATTTTGAAGTGTATAATGCTCTTCGTTGTATAATAGTCGATAAAACGAATTGTAATAAGGGATTTTATTGGGGGTCGGCTTTTGAAAAACTATTTTTTTGACATCAAATATAGAATAAGGGATAATTACATTCATAGTAATAATAGCGTTCTTATATTTAAATATAATTTAAATATATGTATAATGAACTACATCATTTATGGTAAAGAAAATAGCCAAAAGTATAAATATGCCCTTGAATATATCCGCCCTTATAGTAAGTCAGGTTTAAATTACAAACGCAAAATAGAAATTAGTTTAAACGATCATAAATATTATTTCAATATAAGCGATACTCATTTTGAAATTGATTTTGAGTTGTTGGGTACCAACGAATATAATATATGGATCGCCTTATATCAACAAATTCAAGTTATTTGTAAGGAAATTATGGGAACCTGTTTTGTATTGTGTAAAAATTTTCATTGTATTAAAGACGAATTGTTAGATATTTTTTATATATTTTTGAGAGACCATAACATACAATTTATGCTATGTACACGACATATATCGTGTTTACCCGATTCGTTGAAACGAACGTGTGAAATCATTTGTCTCAAAGAAAAAAAAACAAATCTGAAACCTATTAAATTATGCGAACCCATACTCGACCTTATACAGGGAGATGTGGTGGATTATTTTCTTATGCGTGAACAATTATATAATTTATTGACGTATAATTTGAACCTACACGACTGCTTTTATTATATCGTATATGCATTATTCAAACGCAACGAATTGACCACGACGATTCTTGAAAAGGAAATGGGGTCTTTGACGGAGATCCTTACACACTACAATAATAATTATAGAACCATTTATCATTTAGAAAGATTTGTCTCATTTTTAATCCTATTAAAAAGAAGACCAATAGGAGTGTATGAACAGAACGAAGGCGTGTGAACGTTTACATTTACAGGAACCCTTTTCGATAAAAACCTTACGAAAACAATACCACGCGTTGTGTTTAAAATATCATCCAGATAAAAATAAAGACTCCACGCATTATATAAACATAAAAGAAGCGTATGATTTTTTATTAGAAGATTTGAAACGTGTGTCTCCGTTGTTTTATATGGACGAAGACTATACTCATAAACTATACATAGTATTAAAGAAATATATGATAGAACCACTTGAACAACACATGAGCACCTATAAAATTTACGAACTAAATCCGACCTTAGAGAATCTTTTTAATAAAGACGTCTATTATTTGAAAGAACACGATGTCTATATACCCTTATGGCATCACGAGTTATGGTACGAAGAACAACATATAAAAATAAAAATAAAACCCAGATTACCCGACCACGTGTCAATAGATATATATAATAATATACATATATATTTGGAAGTGAACACAAAGACCTTCGGTGAAACCATTTCGTTGACCTTGGGCAATGAGACGGTCGAATTTGTCTATACAGACACCCCGAGTATCGTTATACAAAACAGAGGTATTCCTACTATACAAGAAAAAATATTTGAGTATGCTTTATCTACAATATATATTCATTTAAGTTAACTTACTTTTTGCCCTTGGTCTTTTTGGCTGTGTCCGGTGGCTTTTTGGCTGGTGGCGCTTCACCATCGCTATCGTATGTATTGGGTTCTGCTTTAGGCTCCAAGACCTCCGGGCTATTCATTTCGGGAGTTTCTTGAGTTTCCTGACTATTCAATTGAATATGACATTTTCCGCGTTCCAGACCATCTACTTGTTTGACCACACCTTGATACAATTTCCAAGTTACTCCGAACTTACCATTCGCGAACCAAATGCCTCCGCACTGAATGATACACGCTACATTCGAACCCTTTTGGATGAACTCTTCGGGTCCACGACCTTCTTCGTTTGGAATCAAAATTTTATGATCTACGCTAAACAACTCGAACTTATATTCACTTTCCCAAAGAGGCAGTTTCACTTTCAGGGTGGGACTACGAGTCTTGTCGGGTTCGCCAGTATTAGGGTCTTTGGAGTATTTCAACATAGGACTCCACAACGCGTCAATCACTTCTGCAGACATCGTCGATTTACCAAACCAATCGCGAGGGTTTTTTTCCGCGTCGGCTTTGACCTTTTCTTCTAGCTCAACCAACATCGCCAATAAACTCTTCGTCTCTTCATTCGCAAACTCTTCGCGAGGGAATTGAAGGGCAAAATCGTAGCTCTTGGTTCCATTCGGATTGTCATACACGTTGACACCCCAATTCATCATCAACGGGGTTTGAACCATAAGCGATTTTTTGGACATCGCATTCAAGATACCGACACTTTTTCCTCCCGAGTTATTGGCTTTCACCTTGGTGAAGATCATTTGGCTGGAAGGCGTGAAGTCTTTAGCGGATACGATAAGAGACGACATTGTTATTATATCTAATCCTAAATCTTTAAATCAATTTTTATATTGCTATCAAATACGGATAGAATGGTTAGTATATAAAAAAATATTATAAAATATATAAATGATGTCCTACGAAGATTATCCGAAGTTATTCGTGGAGCACTATACTATAAAAGAATTAAAAGAGACGATGAAACATTTTTCATTTAAAACCCCCCAAAAAAGAAAACACGAAATGATACGCGATTTACATCATTATTTAAGGCACTATGTATTCTCTCGTAAAATACAGCGAGCTTGGAGACAATATATCGTAAGACAATTCAATCGGACCCAGGGTCCAGCCGTATTCAATCGTAGTATATGTAATAACACCGAAGATTTTTTGACCATGGAAACGATGCAAGAGATTGAGTATATTTTTTTTATTAGTTATAGGGATAAAAATAATTTTGTCTACGGTTTTCATATTTTGTCCATTGGTACGCTGATCGAAAAAAAAGGAGCAAAAAACCCGTATACGATGGAGGTGTTTCCAGATGATTTTATTCAATCTATCCAAAAAAGAAAAATATATAACCAACGTTTCAAACATGTCTACAAAGAGCAAAAACCCATACTTCAAACGATTGAGGCTAAACTTGCCGGTATATTTCAAAAATTAGACTATCTTGGAAACTATACACAGGTAGAATGGGTCACCAAATTAACCAATAAACAATTAAAAAAATTCATATACACCTTATGGGATATGTGGATGTATCGTATTGGACTAACCAGTTCAGAGCGCATCGATTTGTGTCCGCCGTTTGGAGATCCATTTAGGGGAATTTCTGGCTTACATGTCGTGCATAATAATCAGATTTTTATTGAAAATAGAACCTTGAAACATTATATCTTTAGTATTTGCGACGCCATGATAAATAATCCGTCGACGGATATTGAAAAGCAATCGTTGTGCGCCTTATATATATTAACGTCTTTAACATTAGTAAGTAAAAGCGCCGAACTTGCGATGCCGTCGTTATATGAATCCATTAGATAAATGCGTTAAAAGTATATAAAAAGAAATGACATCGTAGTGTATATGACGACCAGTAAGCCCGTAAAGAATGTAAAACCCGAATCGGACGTGGCGCCGAAATCTAAAAAGGCTACCTCTGCCAAGGTAGACACCCCGAAGGTACCCAAGGCACCCAAGGTGACTGAACCCAAGGTGACTGAACCCAAAGTAGAGAATGTAGTCGTAGAGCCCGTGGATAGTTCGGTGAGTGATTCCTTTAGCCAAGTAATGGTCCTAATGAGTGAGCTAAACGCTACGCTAAACAATACCAAACTGGCGATGAAACTTCTTGAAAAGCAAGTTTCGAAAGAAATGAAGGTCCTAGATAAATTCAACCAAAAGAAAAACAAGAACAAGGGCACCCGCGCCCCCAGTGGTTTTGTGAAGCCCACTAAAATCAGCGACGATTTAGCCGTCTTCCTCAAAAAGGAAAAGGGTTCTATGATGGCTCGCACGGAGGTGACCAAGGAAATGACGGCTTATATCCGCGAAAAAAGCCTCCAAGATAAAGCCAATGGTCGTAAAATTCTACCGGACGAGGCTCTAAAGAAACTACTGAATCTCACCGGTACCGATGAGCTCACTTACTTCAACCTACAAAAATACATGAGCCCTCATTTTGAAAAGAGTGTAAAGGCTTAATCGTTTCATCTTTCCTATAATTAGTACATAAATTACTCATTATAGTTTTTTTGGTTGTAGGTTTTTTCTTTTAAAGGATATCTTCGGCGCTGTATTGGGCGAGACATTGTTTAACGCTGTATTGGACGAGACATTGTTTAACGCTGTATTGGGCAGACGATTCGACTCATTGGGCGAGGCGTTTACTGCTACCTTGAGCGAACTATTCAATTTGTTGGGCGAGACATTGTTTAACGCTGTATTGGGCAGACGATTCGACTCATTGGGCGAGGCGTTTACTGCTACCTTGAGCGAACTATTCAATTTGTTGGGCGAGACATTGTTTAAATCAACCGGTTCACCGAGTTCATCTCCTTCACCGAGTTCATTGTCTTCACCGAGTTCATTGTCTTCACCGAGTTCATTGTCTTCACCGAGTTCATTGTCTTCATTATCTTCATCTCCGTCTTCATCTCCGACTTTGTCTCCTTCGCCGACTTCATCGACTATGTTTAAATTGACTTCTTCTGGTTCATCGTCTTCCTCTTTGAATTCCTCATTGGGCGATATCTTGTTTGATTTACTTCGTTCAAATTCATCCAACGCTTCCAATAAAGGGAAATCATCGCCGAGTATCATTCGCAAGACGTCGTTATAGGACATGCTTGCATAATTTTCTTTATAGCTTTCAATTAAAGATTGATTTAAAACGCCGGAATTTATAAATTCTATGTCTTTTATATTTTCGCCTTTTGTATGTAAATCATTGTAAAAGTTCAGCGTATTTAATGTATGACCTTTTACTTGTAATTTCAACGTCTCGTATTTTCCGCTTAAAATACCCTCTATCAAAATATTTTTAGTCTTGTTAGAAGTAGTGATATACTCTTCCTTGGTTTGTACCAACTCGTCGAGCTTCATACGATCCGCGTAATTGTCGAATAATAGAAGTTGTCCTTCGTCGTAAGTAGACGTATCCGAACCCTTTATAAACTCATACATCCCCAATTTACCTACTACCTTACTGTATTTCACAGCATATACATACTTATAATCTAACTCTTCGTTCACCTTTTTTAAATCTCCAATGGCTATACAGACCGGATAGGACAATTCGTTGAAGTGAACCGTTGTCTTATACAAATAGGACTCGTAATTTTTTTCTTCAATACTATGAATATTTGTAACATATTCGTGTTCTTTAAATAGGATGGATTTTACGTGTACATCTTCTTCTATAGGCATAATTATAATATGTATATATATATAAATGAAACCGAATACGAAATGTAAATCCAAGTGTATCCATTTACCCAGAAACAAATGTTATAAAGGATGTACGTTTACTAAAAGCGGACATTGTAAATTGTCTAGTCGGTATAAAATGAATACGAAAACATGCAAGTTAGTGAGGCGGTCGTTAGTGAAGCGGACTCATACACCGAAAAGTTTTAAAATACCTAAAAAGGAATTAGAGCCCTCTTCGTATTCACCGGAAATCAATCGCTATTTAATTCAGTCTAGATACAGCCGTAAATACGATATATTTACGGCGATTACAAATTGTATGAATATTGACCTGAAGTCCTATACTCTAAATGATTCTATCTTAAAATATTACTTAAACCCTCGTATACAAACCCAAGGCGGACAGTGTGTCAGTTATTGGCATAAAGAGGCTCAAGCCTTATTTTTAGACAATTTATCTAAACACCACAAGGTCAATATAGATCGTTTAATTGTCCCTAAGCAATCGTTGTATAATTGTTGGTTCAATACAGGATTTATGATAAATTATATAAGCGATAAAGGTCGCAAATTCAATAAATTTTTTAGACAATATATGATCACCGGAAAGGTGCGCGGATTAAAACCGTTTTTAACTAAACTAAAAGCCCCTTTGTTTTTATACAACATGGCGATCGAAGCTACCTTACAAGGAAATCCGCTCGCCAAAATAATGAATACAAACGACATTATTCAGAAAATATATGAAAATATCCCTAAAGAATACAAGAAAGAGGCGCATATTACGAATAAACTCGAATACGGGAATCCTTACGATTATCAAATGTCCTTGTTGAATTATTTGTCCGAACACAAACGGGCTTATAAGTTTATAGAAGGACATCGCTTTTTCAAGGAACCTAAACAAATCTATGAACACGATCTATTGTGGGTAGAATTAAGCGACAAGGAATCCAATACCATAGATAATAAAACCATATCTATTCAAAACACCTTTACGTATAGCCTAGATTCTATATTATTAAGAGACATTACTAAAAATCATTTTTGTTGTCTGTTGACCATCCACGAAAAAGAATATATATACGATGGTGCGGAAGAACCATCGTTGGTTCGTCTTAATTGGAAAAACGAAGCCTTTTTAAATACAAATAAAGTATTTAAAACCAATGAAACGTCTTCGTCGTGGAATATGAGAAACGGTTATCAGGTGTTAAACTATTATCGGGTTTAATGTTTTACATAATCTATAAGGTCCAAACATTTAAACTTCAACTTTGCGTTTGCGTTTTCGTGCGTTTGTAACGAGACAATGGTGGTATAAATGGTCTCAAATTTAGAATGAAAATATAATTCTTCATGGGTTTCTCTAATAATAATAAATATACTTTGTAGCAATTCTTCTTTATACTCCATATTGTCTGTATGCTTCATTTCTTGCATCAATGTATTCAATAATTCTAAACAAAGATCCACCATATGGTCGATGGTATTTATCTTATATTTCATCAAGTTACTAAAAAAGAAGAGCCCACACTTTAATCGGTCTATGCTTTTTACATAATCACAATAGTCGTCGTAATTTTCGTTGGGGTTGGCGTATTTTATTTCAGAAAGGGTTTTTGTGTGTTTCGTAAAATGTAACTGGAAAACATCGTAAAAAGAATGATTTTTTACGATGAGTTCGTAGTATAATTTAGAAAATAATTTGGATAAATTCATATTATTACTGGCGATGTTAAAAATTCGGTTTGTAATAATATCTATATCTTGTTCGCCTTCTACATTGTCAATCAAAAGAAACATTTCGGTTTTTAGTTTCTCGTAATTTTTTTCGCTTAATTTATTCAATAATTTACATATGGAACCACAATAATCGACCGGCTTGTTTACGACGGTTATTTTCAAGGTTTCATGTGTATAGATGAGCAATAAGGTCTTTATCTCCTGTAAGAGGCTTTGGGTTGTCTCTGGAAGTATAAAGGTCGTAGATAAAGAATCTATGTGATCATAGGTATAATACATTTCTATACTATGGGTTTATTGTTTATATTCGTAATATGTTTGTTATAAAAAAAAAGATATATACTATGTGTTTTAAATTGCCCATAGAATGTATCGAACATAGAGACATAACGGAGACAATCCAAACCGATCTAGACCTAGTACATTGTTATAAAAAAATACTAGGGGATTCCGAATTGTTAACGCAATGGTGTGGTTCGTATACTACACAGGAGACGTTTTTACGCGATACCCAATGTATCGTACAGAAAATGAACGTAATCCCCTACGACCAGTGTGCGTGGCGCACCGTATACGAACCCTTTAGCACCGAGACAAATTTTAAGGAAAAATATCAATATCTCAACGTGGCTCTATTAGACCCTTTAAATTATTCGTCGTTTTTTATGCAAACACTAAGTATATATAATATCACGGCGCCCCTCTTTTCCCTTTGTACGCCTATCTTTATTTTTATCGTCCCTTTTTTTATTTTAAGATTAAAAAACATTACGATTTCAGGTCAAGAATATACGGAATTATTACAAGAAATGATGAAACGGACGAATGTATATAAGTTTTTTTATGAAAACGAATACATGACCTATCAGCAAAAAGCGACTCTCATTGCCTCGATTGTCTTTTATATATTTCAAATTTATCAAAATATCCTCTCGTGTATACAATTTTATAAGAATATACATACTATATCCGCGTTTATGGATTGTGCCAAAGAAACTTGCAAGCAATCCATTCAACAAATCGACCAATTGAACGCGCTCTTGACGCCTTATCCGTCGTACATCGCTTTTTTAAACCAAAACAACGCCCAAAAAGCCGTTCTGGAACAGATGTTAAAAAAAATATCGTTTATTTTTCCGTATAAAAATACCTTAAGTCGTTTAAGTCAAATCGGGTATATTATGTCTTTATATTATAGTTTATTTTATGATACGACCTATCACGACGCCTTTCATTACGCCAAACACTTGAACGTCTATGTAAAAGATATGATTACCTTTAAAACCTTACATGCCAAGAAAAAGTGGAATAGTTGTCAATTTGGAAAAGAAAAAACGTATATGAAATCGTCTTTTTATTTAGCCAATATATACGACAAACCGGTCAAAAACAATATCATTCTAGATAAAAATATTATGATCACCGGTCCCAATGCGTCTGGAAAAACAACCTTAATCAAATCGGTTTTATTGAATTTAATTATGTCTCAACAGCTTGGTATGGGCTGTTATAAAAAGGCAAATATTCATATATACGATCATTTTCATTCGTATTTAAATATACCCGATACATCCGGTCGCGATAGTTTGTTCCAAGCAGAAGCAAGGCGATGCAAAGATATTTTATCTATCATCGACGAACATAAAACCTATAGACATTTTTGTATATTCGACGAACTATATTCTGGAACGAATCCGAACGATGCCGTTTTATGCGCAGAAATTTACTTGAAGGGTTTGTCTCAATATAAAAATGTAGAATTCATATTGACGACCCATTACATAAAACTATGCGAGATTTTTGACGCGTTGGACAAGGATATAAAAAATATTAAAATGAATGTGGTAGAGCACAAGGAGAGTATCGAGTATACCTATAAAATAAAGAAGGGCATATCATACGTTCATGGCGGAAAACAAGTTTTAAAGGATTTGAAATACCCAGAACATTTATTTCTTCTTTGATTTCGTTTAAAACAATTAAAGAATAATATATATAGTAATGTATATGGGATTATTAGATATTAGCGGGTTCTTTACTGGACTAATTATAAATTTGTTACTCGTCACCTTGATATGCTATTACTTTAAGCGTAAATACGAAAATATTGAAGCGGCGCAAATGGAGCAAGCCAAACTGTTATACGAGTTGCTAAAGAACGCACGCCCGGTTACCGACAGTGACATTAAACACATCGAATTGACCGACGATTTATCCGAAAGCGACTATAGCGAAGAGAGCGACGAAGTCGACGAAGCCCGTGAACTCGACGAAGCCCGTGAGCCCGACGAAGCCCGTGAGCCCGATGAAGTCGACGAAGTCCGTGAACTCGAAGTCCGTGAGCTCGACGAAGATTACAATAAATTGAGCGTAAAATCGTTGCGGGATGTCCTGAGTACGAAAGGTATAAAGACAAACCCTAAAATGAAAAAAAACGAATTAATCGGATTAGTAACCAACAAATCGACGTTGGTGGTAGATTTAGCCTTTGAAGAAACGCTTCCTTCGGTGGATTAATTAAATATTTTCTTATACTAATGAGTTTTATAAAAGACGGGAGACAATTTACAGATTATACGCAAAGTTCTATTAAAAATGAAAACATAAAAAACGAATATGGTATACACGACAATCAAAGTTATAGGGAGTTTTTAATCAAACATGGCGACCTTATTCGGAAACGAAACTTAGACGAAACGAAAAAAGTCAATCCAATTTATAATCAAAAGGGTCCCTATAAGTTCAATGGAATTATGGACGATAGCAGACCATTCGGTTATTCTTTTTCTGATATGAAAGAGGTCTATTTAAGTCGCGAGAAATTGAACTCGTTACGAAAACGGCAATTTATAGAATGAGTATAGTATATGCTATATCTTAGTATAGACGTGGGCATACGTAATTGTGCTTATATTTTATATGAACGTGATACAAATACTATAGTAGAATGGGACATTGTGGAACTATGCGACGTCTCCACGTCGGCTTCAAAAGCCAATTTAATAGATATAGGAAGAACTATGTCCGAAAAGTTTTTTTCCCTATTTTCAAGTTATTCGGTCGACGTGGTGGTCATAGAAAATCAAATAGGGCAAAATGCCATTCGGATGAAAACCTTACAAGGGATGATTACTATGTTTTTTATTTTACAGGGTTGTTCTGATATTCGTCCTTGGAGTGCTTGTCATAAATTAAAAGGGTATGACGTGCCCTTAAAAACCACCTATGCAGAAAGAAAAAAATGGAGCATAAAAATTAGCGAACAAATCCTAGGGGATGAATACGCTAGCTGGACGCCCTTTTTTCATAAACATAAAAAGAAAGACGATTTAGCCGATTGTTTTTTACAATTAAAGGATGTTTTAAGAAAAGAGTGCGATTAAATATAAAGTAAAAACATATAAGATACTATAATGGAAGAAATCATAGATTTAGACGTGGAAGACAAGCGACCCGATGTAGATTTTGGTGGCGGTGTGGAATTACTTATGAACGATAAAAAAAAGAGTTCTTTAAAATCGCACGACATTTCTCTAGATAAAGAATTAAGCGAACTAAACGATCTAGAAGAGGTGACGATTGGTAAAAAAACCGCTCATATGGAGCCTACCTTTAAAAAAATAGAAGAAATAAATATCGAAAAGGAGATCCGTGGCGTGGAACATAAAACCAAAGAAGATACACTAAAGGAAAAGTTTAATTATTTACGCAAATTGGAACAATTGGAATCCAAAGGCGTCACTCTATCCAAACGATACAGCATGGACTCTTCTTTAGACGAAATGAAAGGCGAATATGAAAACATTATATCTGAAAAAGAACGCACCAACAGCATTAAATTTCAAGGCAAAGTATTGACCACGCTTATTACCGGGTTTGAATTTTTAAATAATAAAGTAGACCCCTTTGATATAAAACTCGACGGATGGTCGGAGCAAGTCACCGAGAATTTAGAGGATTACGACGATATTTTTTCTGAACTCCACGAAAAATATAAGTCAAAAGCCAAAATGGCGCCCGAGCTTAAATTGTTATTTCAATTGGCTGGCTCTGGTATGATGATTCATATGACCAATACGATGTTTAAATCCGCTATGCCTGGCATGGACGACATTATGAGACAAAATCCGGATTTGATGAACCATTTTACGAAGGCAGCGGTCAGTTCTATGGAAAAAACCAGCCCTGGATTGAGCAATTTTATGAATGATTTCGGAATGAGTCATAGCCAGGAATCCGGTCCGTCCAACCTCCGTGAAGAGATGAAAGGACCGGATAATATCAACACTTTATTGAGCCAATTAAACAAAAAAATCGATTTAGACGAACCAAACGAAAGCGTGATTAGTGTGGAAGAGATAGATAATTTAAGCAATGCATCGGCACCGTCTATGAACCGGCGCAAGCGCAAAAGCGATAAGAATACGATTCGTTTAGCAGTATAATTTTTAATTGGACCTTAATTTAATGGAGGGAAATTATATACAATTACAACAAAAACTTCAAAATATGAAAATAACCATCAACGAGATTTCTCGTGTGATCGAAAAAAAAACAGAAATGATTCATACGTTGAAAGAACAACATAAAGAAATCTCCAAAAAAATCGCCCAGGAAGAATCTAGCTTGAATGAAAATCAGAAAAAAAAGGACGAATTTGAAAGTTTACTGAGTGAAGCGACCACCAGTTATAAACAATTGGAAGAGGCGGTCTCTTCTATATTAAATATGATTAGCAATAAATCTTAAAAAAAAATCATATAATATTGTATGTTACCAGAAGACATACAAAATTATATATTCTCTTTCTTACCCATTGTGTCCCGCGAAAAAAAAGAACTGAACTCTATTATAGTGAATTACAATTACTATTTCATACGAGAATTAGAGTATATATTTAAATATGATTTTGTAATCATTTACTTTTATTGGTTGTCGATTCATCTCGACGTAAAGCTCTTTATAGACCAACACAATAAACTGACCTTGTTTCAGATGCGTAAACTGTATCAATTTGCTATTCACTATGGTTCTTTAATAAAAGTTCAGAATTTACTTTAATGAAAAGATACAGCACGATATGAATGAAGCTTTTGTCTAATATTTTTTTTCTTTCTTCTTTAGGGGAAATATGAAGCCATATAGATAAATACAATAATTCATAGATGAATACATATAAATACGCATTCATCGTGGTGTCAGTAATATGGTTATATTTTAAATAATATAATATTTCTCCGGTAGCGTCTTCGTTCAAGAGGACAAACGTTTGTTTCATTATTTTGTTTTGTTTAAACCCGCGCTTGAATAATCTGCCATAGATTAACATTTTTTTGGGTAGGAAATAGAGATGCATTTCTTAGTATTCCTAATCATTTTTTTTTTCAATTTTTTCCCGCCTTTGATAATTTTTCTACTCAGTTTTTTTATTTTAAACTTTATTTCATTACATTTTGTCAGAGCTGTAAAATCCTTTTTTTTTAAAAATAATTCTACCTTCACAATATGGTCTGGTTGAAACGCGTCGATGGCATCGCATATATCTTTTTTATAGATACATGGGTCTTTACTAGACTCTACGCGGAATGAGTCTAATTTTATTTTATATTGGGTGATGGTATCCGTAGAAGATTGGCGGGGCTTAAAATGAAATGGCGTATTGGTTTCGAATAGCATTTCTATCGTATCTTTAAACCCCACGAACATTTTACTATACGCGCCCTGCGCACTGTCGTAATAGGCTTCCAGTTTAGAATATAAATCGGCAGAATAAGGACCTCTCAATAGTCCCTGTTTATATTCTTCGTATTGTGTTTTCACAAAGTCTTCGTATTTTTTTAATTCACTAGGAGATTTCAAATACGTTAAAAAGTCAAGCGCCTGAATGTCCTTTTTTAAAAATTTCTTAAACTTAGATTTATCTATAGGATATTCTTTAGGCAAAAATAATTCATAATTCTTTGTCATGTCGCTCTTATCTATATTCTTATATCTGAATAAATTATAATCGTCTACATCGAAGGATTCGACTTTACCCATGGTGCCAATAATTTCCTTTGCTAGATTTTGCTCGTCTATTTTATATGTAAATCCGAACAAAGATTTTTTTACAATACATCTGAATTTCAATACATCCATGTGGGTTGAATTCGGGAATAAAATTTGGTTTAAGTGGACTGTGAATATATATTTTAAGCCTCCTATTTTTTTAAATTTTCCTATACATTTATAGCGACCCTGCGTTTTATAACGACTATTTACATAGTCTTCGCCGACATTATCGTCATTTGTATCCAAAATAACGGATACCTTAGTTGGATCGATGGTTGTATTCATTAGTTCATAATAATAGTCTGGGTTAATTTCGCCTTCACCTTTCTCTAAATAAGTGGGTTTGTATAATATGAGAACCTTATCAAACGCCGAACGAAGGACTAAATTTTTGATAAAAGATTTTTCTCGGTCAAAGTAAAATAAATATTCAAAAAATTGTATAGACTTTTCAGGGTACTTGCTTTTTAAATACGAAAAATATTCTTTTAGGGGTATGTCTAGTGTCGGCTTTATAGTTACACTATTCACACTAGGAATTTCAGAGACAAATTGTTTAAAGGCGCTATCAAACACGTCTAGGTATTTCACCGGTTTCAGTTTTTTTTTATATTTATGTCTATATTCTAGGTCCGTGTCATTGTACAAAGGCACATAAAATACAAGTTCCTTTGATATTGTATTGCCTGCTTCATTTATTTTATCACGTATTTTATCACGGATTAAATTTTCGCGTCCATAATCGTAATCTATGATTATTGGGTCTTCAGTCTTGATAGGGTAAATCATATAACCCGCGGTAGGATAATTGTACAATATGTTTTTTGATTTTTCGTCTATGACTGGATTCTGAAATAGTGTTTTAAGTTTTTCTTCATTTTTTTTCTGGTTAAAATCATATGTAGTGAGAACGGGTTTAATGACAACAGAAATATATTTAAGCATATATAAAAGATAGAAATTAAATAAAATTCTCTTTAAATAAGGTGTGTTCTATATTATTTTCTTTGTGTTTTTTTTGGGCGTGTGCTCGTTTAAGTATTTCAATAGAATCATTCACCTCTTTTTGAGTTATATTTCCGGATAGGTCGGATACTTTACACCGATTGGGTATAATACAATATTTACTTTGTTCATTCAGTAGATAGTCCGCCAAGAGTAAAAATAATATGGTCATTAAAATAGAAATACCTATGTCTCTTGTCCCCATCCATATGACTGCAAATAAAAGCAATTGTTTACCGAAAATATATTTCACATAATATTCTTGCGAATTACTTAATTCCAGCGTGGCGTATCTAGTACATATATTCATAATCAGAATGATTAGACCGGCGAATATTTTATTATTATTTACAGAATGATAATAATCCAAGAAACTAAATTTATATTTCGCCATATTATATATATTTATAGTAAAAAAATATACTCTTTATTTAAGTATGGCTTTTGCTTTTAACGCAGCTTTAATAAAAAACGACGAAGTATTAAGTTTTGATAAACCAAAAATCAGTAAAGACAATTTAACTCAGTTATTAAAACCAACGCTTGAAAAATCAAAAGACGTACCGAGTGAAATCGATATTGCCAACTTACATTCTAATATACAAGAAGATAACGCGAATGAATTAGCCCAATTTTATCAAAAGGAATCCACCCCGTATGTGTTCCGCCCAAGCGAAGAGGTCATTGAGAACCCGATGTTGAATAAAGTAAATTACATTTTAGAATTACTGGAACAACAAAAGGAAATTAAAACAAACCAAAAAAACGAAGAAATTGTTTTGTATTGCTTTTTAGGATTATTTATCATTTATATTCTCGATTCCTTCGTAAGTATCGGCAAATATAGCCGCTAAGTTGCTTTTGTAAATATAGCCATATGAAACGACCCCAAGTCGGCATCTTTTACAAATTTCAATCCTTTTAAACCGGCTTCATAGATTAACGTATCCAACGTAAGGGCTCGATAATTCCATAGGTGTTTACGCTTGAGTATATGTTTACTATAAATATGTTCGGTGACAAGGGAATGCCCCGGATTTTTTTCTATAGTTAAGGAGAAATTGTAATGATATATAAATTTGTCTCGTGGCTTAGTCTGTACGATACTGCTTATATCGTCTATATTTGGGAGGTAGGTTATAAATAACAAACCCTTGTGGATCAACCAACTATAACAAACGCTTAAAAAGTCGCCTAGGTCTTCTTTCACATGGATACTGAACAACGGGCAAATAATATGCGTGTTTAATTTAGTAATATAAGGGTTATATTTACCGTATTGAAAAGATAATTCGGGGTATAATTGTTTCGCATATTGTACCATATCGGACGAGGTCTCTAGACCAGTTACTTGGGCACTATTTGACAAGAGTTGGACGATATGACCCGTACGAAAATCTATACACAAGACTTTACTATGCGGTCTTAGATAAGGAATGATTTGCTCGCATTCTTTCGTATGAATAGGTAACGTATCGTATAAATCGTCGTATATCTTCGCATAAAACCCGTCTAAGATGTCGTGGTCAATTTTTATAAAAGAACTTTCTTCTAATAGTGTAAATCCTTCTTGTCTAGAAAACATAAAATATAAATACACTAAAATCAATAGTATTAATACTTTCATCATTTGTTATATTATTTTATTTTTTTTTGAAGGCAATATAAGAATGGAGAAATGTAATATTGTAGACAATCGCAAATCCTTTACCCGTCTATCTTTTTCAAATCATAAAAAACAAAATGTTCTACAGGAACTGACGGAGTCTTTGTATTATAAAAAGCGCGACGACGCATTGCATTGGACGGCAGAGATGTTGTGTAGCGGATATATATCCGATTTATGGAAAATCTACATTATGTTTTATTGTAAATATATCCATATGTATAATATAAAAATACCCATCTATGTGTCAAAGAAATTAGAAGAATATAAGAAAATTCAAGCGAACACAGACATTAAAAATAACGATGAACTACGGGCAATTTTCTTTACCATTACTATTATTTTTTGCGAGACAAAAAACGAACATACTCTGACTTCTTTACCCTTTACATTTCATTTAGACAAAATGTACGACCATTTAAAAGCAGATCATGTAGATTATATAAAGCCATTTTTCAAAGAACAAGATCCGAAAGAATTTTATATACCCCTAAATGAATTCGTATATCATCTTGAACATACGAAAGACAAAACCAGTATAACGTATTGGCTAGATTGGTTGATTGAATATGATATATATTTAACCAAAAAGAAAAAAAATATTTACATACAAGCTCGGACGGACGAGTTCAAAGACGATAAAAAAAACCGAAATATCATTTGGATCATATGGGAGATTTTGCGACATAACGCCAAAAACGCCAAAGAGTTAGTCCAACAATCCATCGATTCTTTGTTTGATTTATTTAAAATAAAATACACCTTGGCAAATAATAAAACCTACAAAGGCGTATTGTATGTAGTGGTTCAATTAATTACAACGGATGTAAATGTGCATATTAAATTAATAGAAAATGTTGGATTATTCAAACATTTACACGACAATACACAAATTATTTTTAACGAAATAAAAAAAAAGGAAGTATGGGTAGAAGAAACAAAAACACCAAAACAAAAATTATTTGACACGCTATACGCCTGTTGACCCGAATCCACCTAGTCCACGGACGGTTTCACACCCCAACTCTTCTAAACTTGAGACGACTTCTACCACGATGGGGCACATGTAGGGCGAGACAATTTGTACGTATCGGTCGCGGGATTTGATAGGGGCTGAATAAAGAACATCAAAGACGCCAATTAAATGCCCTCTATACCCCGCGTCAATAATACCCACTTGATTGGCTAACCTTAAATGAGTTCTAGAAATACTGGATCGCGGATATAAATAAAACCCCGTATTATATGTCAGAGATGTACATACGATTTGAGCGCTACAAACCACTTTGAAATCGATGGTATGAATGGACACCTCCGTCTCTTGTTCGCTTGGGGCAAATAAATCAAACCCTGCGTCGGCGTGACGAAGGTCGCGCGTCATTTTGACATGATGTTGGCGAACGGCTTCTAGGTAGGTCTCTTTTAAATGTAGGTCGTCTACGTATATTTTTAAATACATGTATTTGCCGTAATATTGTAACAAATCATTTTGTAACATTATATTGTCTAATATATATTATTTAAATCTATTTAAAATATATGTCGTTAAGTGAAAAATATAGCGAAATGTATGGAGAAGGACAGAATTTTTCGGAAAATGTAAATAAAAATGTCCTTAGAAACATGGAGTATACCAATAATGATTTTAACAACATGAACAACACGAACAACACGAACAACATGAACAACGGGAACAACATGAATAACGGGAACAACATGAACAACATAAACAACGTGAACAACACGAACCAGACGTCGTCAGGTATGTTCTATCTGTTTATATTTATCTTGTGTTTAGGTATCCTCTTTTCTGTTTTTTATTTTAAAGACACCATCATACAACTTTATAGAGACCTTATGCATCCGCTCCCCAATGTAAATGACGAACTGAGACAACTGAAAAAAAGTATGAAAGAAGAAAAAGAAAAACGAGACACCAAAGAAAAGGAAACGGAATTGAAAAGTAAAAAGGAAAAAGGTGGAGTAAATACGTTGGTGAATAAAATAAACAGTAACCAAATATCGAAAGACGATGGTTATTGTTATATCGGATATGATAGAGGAATGAGGAGTTGTACGGAATTATACGAAGGAGACAAATGTATGAGCGGGGAAATATTTCCTTCTTTAGAAGTATGTATGTTTCCTAATTTAAGAGAATAATTATAATTCGTTTTCAAAGGGGACATTTAGATCGTAGGCAATGTCGCTACAACTACCTTTCAATGTTTTACAGGCTTCGATCGACGCGGCGTCCCGAAGCATTTTTAATTTAGCTTGGCTAAATGTACCTTTTGCCCCGATTCGTTTTTTATATTCTTCTGCGGCGGTTAAAGTGTGTTGTTTATATTGTAATACTTCTGCTTTTCGCCGTATTTGTCTCGTTTTATAATCGTAGGTTTCAAACGATATATTATTACCACTACTTCTTCCGTTTCTAGTACGATAATACACGTCGTCATAAATCTTTACGCCTTCTCGGTTTTTATATTCTCGTAAGTTTGCCAACGCAATAAATTCCGGATTCCCGTCTGGATATTCTAACGCTATATTATCTTTTGGATTGGCTGATAGTAAAGACGCAATTTCTTCGATGTATTTTGTTTTAGAAATAGTCACAAGGTCACTCATACACTAGACGCTTAAAATAATTCTTTACGAATATCTTCTAGCGTAGCATTTACACCCAATACAGCGTCTTGGTCGTTTGTATTATGGATGCGCACCAGTTCGCCTTTGTCGTTGATGCTTTGGGTTAATTTGTTATTGGTATCGTTTGCCTTTTTCATATTTTCTTCGATCGCCTTAATTTTAGATTCTTTCACTCTTGTCTCGAAACTTAACTTCGCCTTGTCTTCGTTTTTCTTTTTCTCGTGCATGAGCTCGTTCAATTCCTTTTCTAGATATTGTACGTTGCCTGTTTTGTAGGCTTCTGGATGATAAGGAAGCCAAATGCCCACCGGTCCCACGTAGACGTCGTGATTGGGGTCGGTTTCTCTTAATAGTTTGCTCCGAATTTCAGCTTCTTCTTGGCTTGGAAACACACCGCGCACTTTCAACCCCCTTACGCTCGTTTGAAACTCATTCTCTTTCGAAAATTGTTTCTCTAATACCTCTTCGTGTTTGTCTACAAAATTTTTGTAATCGTCGCTTACGTCTACCTTTAGCTTGTCTTTAAACGTATCCACAAAAGACGCGTATTCCGTCATCAATTCTTCACTGGAAATATTATATTTGTAAGAGACAAAATTAAGGAATTCGTTGAATTTATGCATAGATTGAGCCAGGTCGTATTGCTGAACAAATTGTTCAAAATAAAACAATTCCTTTTGCTTGATCAGGTTTTCAGGCGACACAAACGACAAACATACATACTTTTGTTCTGCGATAGCTCGGTCTTCGTCTAACAAATCTACGTTCATTAGTATAGGATAAATAATTCCTTTATATATTATATTTATTAAATATATAATGCTGAACTTTAGAGAATTGTTAAAGCGCGTGATTAAATATTTAGTGGAAGGCTTGATGGTCTCTATTGCCGCGTACGCCATACCAAAACAAAGTTTAAAATTGGACGAGATCGTCTTGATTGCTTTGGTGGCTGCTGCCACGTTTAGTGTATTGGACACCTACTTGCCCACCATGGGACTAAACGCCCGCACCGGCGCCGGCTTCGGTATTGGTGCGAATCTGGTCGGATTCCCAGGCGGTCTATAAAGTCGAAATGAATTCCCAATCTAGGTCGCGACATATATGTTTCCATATTTCATCTTGTTCGACTTTTTTTTGTTCTTTTAACATAGGGAAATGTATGAGATAACTGGTTTCACCCAATAGTTCACATAATTTATAAAGGGTATAATAATAATTTAAAAAATTAACTCTATCATTAGGACAATATTTAGAATAAGGGATTTGAATATCCATAAATAAATTACACAACGTTTCTTCTAGTTTAGGACTCATCACGGGCGGCTTTATACCCAATCGGTCTTTTATAAAAGGAATATGTTCATAATATTTATTATACCCTAACTTCTTTAATATTTCTTTGGTTTTTTTATTGGTCAATTCGCTTAATTCTACGCGCTCCTTTTTGACTTGCATTTCTATTTGAGCGATGATATCTCCGTGTATATCGGTGGTCTCTTTGGCTTGAAATTGAGACAAAATTTCTCTGAAATGATTGATCCTTTTATACGCGTAAAAGGATATTTCTTTAGGAGGTTCTTTGTAAGAAGGTTTATCGTTTTCTACGAAAAATGTTTCGTTGTTAAAACAATTATTACACAGTAAAATGCCTTCTGAAACAATTTTAATCATTTCTCCTTTGGAACATTTGCTACAAATCGTATTGTCGTACATAAAATCACTTATATTCATACTACTAAAATTATTTTTTTTAATATAATTTTGGATACTTTTATTTAGAATATTTATACTATCGTCTTCGTGTTGATTGAAAAACCGCTGGATCATCTTTTTAGGGTTTTGATTTATCTCTATTTTCTGCTTACATTCAAAATAATTAAATAAATCATTCGAATTGTTTAACAAATAATCCTTTTTCTTTTTCTTTAAGTAATTTAATTTTTGTTCGTCCTTTTCGCAACTGTTTAATATTTTATATTCGGCTTGGTTTATGTCATTTAGATAATTTGTATATAAATTATCTATGGTGAGTTCTTTCATCATTCTATTATATAGTGTTCTTTAATCATTTAAATAGTTTATATTATATAATAACAATATAATCCTATAGTATGGATTATTTAAAAAAGAAATTTATTTTAAACGCTATTATGCGTGGTTGGAGAGTTCATAAAAAAAATAAAAACTGCTACGTATTCAAAAAAAATAAACATAAAGTCTACAATTTTCATAGTCCGCTCTTTTTAAAAATATTTCTCCGGCAAAATTTAATTAAATAGATTTCTTATTTTTTTTTCTTTTGTTAGATTATAGAATGGGTGGTGGACTTATGCAATTAGTAGCTTATGGCGCGCAAGATGTATATCTTACGGGCAACCCTCAAATCACCTTCTGGAAAGTCACTTACCGTAGACATAGTAATTTCGCCATGGAGTCGATTGAGCAGACCTTCAATGGTCAAGCCGATTTCGGTCGTCGCGTAAACTGCACGATTTCCAGAAACGGCGATCTTGCTTACCGCACTTACTTACAGGTCACTCTTCCAGAAATCAATCAAAATCTCTCGACTGGTCCCGTGTATGCCCGTTGGTTAGATTACCCCGGACACCAATTGATTGAGCAAGTAGAAGTAGAAATTGGTGGTCAGCGCATCGACAAGCACTACGGCGACTGGATGCAGATTTGGTGCCAATTGACCCTTGACAAGAACCAAGAAGCCGGTTACAACAAGATGGTCGGTCAAACCACCCAGTTAACCTTTATGACTGACCCCTCGTTCGCCGACGTGGACGGTCCTTGCGACTCCAGCGCCCCGAGACAAGTGTGCGCTCCCCGTAATGCTCTGCCAGAAACCACCCTTTACATCCCTCTTCAATTCTGGTTCTGCTGCAACCCCGGTCTTGCTCTCCCCCTTATTGCCCTACAATACCACGAAGTCAAAATTAACCTCGATTTGCGCGCGATCGACGAATGCTTGTGGGCGGTAAGCTCGCTATCGCCTTCTTCTTCGGCAGATGTAAAAGTCACCGCCGCGTACGCCCAATCGCTGGTATCGGCGTCTCTTTACGTAGACTACATTTACCTTGACACGGACGAACGCCGGCGTATGGCGCAAAACCCGTCGGAATACCTCATCGAACAGCTCCAATTCACTGGTTCGGAGTCGGTCGGTTCTTCGTCCAATAAGATCCGCCTTAACTTTAACCACCCGTGTAAGGAACTCATCTGGGTGGTACAACCGGATTGCAACGTAGATTATTGCGCCGGCACCCAAGGCGACACTACCTTGTTCAAGGCTCTTGGTGCTCAGCCATTCAATTACACCGACGCCATTGATGCTCTACCCAACTCCATCAAGGCATTCGGTTCGGATGCGGCGTTGGAAGGTGGCGATGCGTTCATCAGCGGCGGCTTGCTCCAACAGGCGGAGGCGGCCCAGACCAGCGACGCGGCGTGGTCGCTCGGCAACGATGCCACCGCAGACTGGGCTCTTGGCGGCGGAACGGTCACCGGTTCGGGTGTATCGGATGCCGGCACCTTCGTTCTTGCCGAGACGTCCCTCAACATGCACTGCTGGGGCGAAAACCCGGTGGTTACTGCCAAGCTCCAGCTTAATGGTCAAGACCGCTTCTCGGAGCGCGAAGGCACTTACTTCGACCAAGTCCAGCCGTTCCAGCACCACACCCGCTACCCCGACACCGGTATCAATGTTTATTCGTTCGCCCTTCGTCCGGAAGAGCACCAACCCTCGGGTACTTGCAACTTCAGTCGCATTGACAACGCCACCCTCCAATTGGTACTCTCGAACGCCACGGTGGAAGGCACCAACACGGCGAAGGTCCGCGTGTATGCTCGCAATTACAACGTACTAAGAATTATGTCTGGTATGGGTGGTCTCGCATACAGCAACTAAACGTTTATTCTCATTTATAAATATGTTTTCATATATTTATAAACTCCTATGTAAGGCGATTAACTCTTTCAATTCCGGAAAATGTACACTCAAGGCGTCTAATTCTTTCGTGGTCAAATAATCCCATGGTTTATGTAGCCCAAACGATTTGTCTGAAAATAAGGTTTCCACACTAAATTGTTTCGCTTCTTCTACGTTAGGTAAATTTAATTCAAAGACGATGTTATTTGGGATAGTATTTGTAAAAAATTTATCTTCATAATAATATTCTCCTGTCTCTTTCTTATAACCCCCCTTTTTTAATAGTTCAAGCATTTTTGACTTTTTTCTAAGCGAAAGACCTCCATTGCCTACTTGATTCGTCGCTTTCCAGGGTGCTCCAACATAATCGTAATGTAAAAACTTATACACATACTCTTTATATGTATTGGATATCAAAGCATCCGTTTGAAATATTAAAAACATATCTGTCTCTATGGGTTCATAAAATTTCTCCGAATACAACAACTGATTGTATTCGTTTATAGATAAATTATCTTTCTCTAATATTACGCGTTTACACCGAGAATACATTTTATGTTTTTGTAGTAGGTCAATCATAAAGGATTCATTTAAAACGCTATGGTATATTAAAAACGTCCAATGTTCATTTAAATTACGATTAAAATTAGATAACACTATATCTAATGCCTTGTGTTTGCGTGGTTCTACTAGAACCGCGGTGTACATTATATTCTTATAATATTTAAAAATTACTCGGTACTTAACAATCTTGAAAATATATTCAGTAAATCTAAAAATAAAGTCATCGAGAATAACGGATAATGTGGGTATTTTACGCATACAGACGCGTAATGATATAAACGGCTTGTATCGTACAACAAAAAAACAGAAAACAATAAAAGCACTACATAGTCTATACTATTTTTTAAATAATCAGTATACCGATTTGTAAAGATAAAATATAATTCTGTAATAATAATAGACAATAAACCTAGCACTAATCCAGCCATTACTTTTTCATAGGTTTGTTTCAAAAATTTGGGTATTATATTGGCTAATAAGGTCAACGATAAAAATAAAATAAAGGTGGTGATCAAGGTTCGCTCTACTTTATCTTTGAATTTTTCAAGTAAAGGAATTAACATAAGAGACACGGACCCCAAAAATATCAGCCACCCTAAATGATTCGTCAAAAATCCGTGTGTACTAAATAAAGGTCGTAACGATAAAAATAGTATAGAGACCAACGATAAAATAATGGCTATGTAAATAGGTGGAGACCACGCCATACGTTCATATATATAGATAAAGCTTGCGCATAGACTTACAGACAAAGCCAAATATAAATATACATTCATGACAAAATGATTACACGTCGGAAGACCTTTCGAAAAGGCAAATCGGTATAGGACTAGGACGAGGGTAAGCGTGAGTATAAAAGAAAGCATATATATTAGGCGCTATAATTATTTTTGAGTTCCAAATAAGCCAGTTGTTTGTTATTGTAATGATTCAATATATATTTATTCAATTCGGCGGGCGTTATGGTTCCATTGTAGTCGAAGTCTTGAAATAGAGTCTCACACGATTCTTCGTAAAAGAAGTTGAACATGTCTATAATCATTTCCAGCGTGCAAAACCCTACTTCCAAATTTACATCAATACGACCTGGTCGTATGAACGCCTTGTCTAATTTCTCAATGTGATTGGTCGTTACAATCAAAATGCGCCCCGGTGTCTCTAAAATACCATCTAATAAATTTAAAATAAAAGACAGAGACAATTCTTCCCCGAACACATAAGGATTTTTTTCTTCCGTCACTATATTTTCTCGCTTATAAATGATATCGGTCAAACAATCGATGTCTTCGATGACATAAATGCGTTCGTCCATCGATATATTAAAATGTTCGGTTTTATTGTCTACGATTACATTCAGTTTTTCATCAAAAAATAAGTTACGTAGCTGGGTTTGGGTGGTGTCTTTATACAATTTAATATTGATGACATGACGGTTGGTGTCTTTCGCAATAGATTTTATGATAGACGTTTTTCCAGTGCCAGGCGGTCCGTGTAACAATATACCCAGCGTATGCGGAATACCCTTTTTGATATACCAATCTTTGTGATGGATAAACATATCGACGCGTTCTTTGATAGACGCCAAATGCATCCCAAAAATATTTTGTAACGATTTATTCGTATTGAAGGGCGTCATATGAAATGTAATGTTTTTAGGCGCTTTGTCCAATTGTATGACACCTTCTTGGTCTTTCGGTAAGGTGACGTGCTTTTCGTCAAAGAAATATTTTTGGACGCCTAGTTTATTTTTTTGTTCGTACATATATTGTTTGGTAAGTTTATCCACAAAAGATTTCATTTCATTCAGCGTTTTAGTATAAGACATAAATTTTATTTTATACGATTTGTTGTCGTTTTCGTCTGCTGCCACATTTGAGACCACACACTCGTAATCGCGATCCAATACAAACTTTGTCTCATTGATGACCGAAAAGTTATTACAATATTTCAAATGTTTTGATTCGTTGTGGTTGACAATATAATAGTTGATCGCATTGAATATCATATCGTCGCTATTTTCTTTTTGAATAAATTGTATAGAGGCGGTGATTTCCTTTTCCGGAATAAAAATAGGTACCGTTTCCTTTACTTTATGTTCTATGTATTTAAGCATAATTTGTTTAATCGTTGGAACATAAGGGGTTATATTCATAATGAATAAAGTCATTAAAATATGATAAATAGAAACATTTTCTTTCATCGTCATCATGTTTAGCATATTTGAATTCATAATATGACTTAACATTTGTCCATCCATTTTAAACTATACTATAAAATGGCAACACAATATAGACGCATTACAAATGAAAGTCGTCGAATAGTTCATCCATACAGACCACGTCCAATTGTTTTACTTGGCGCGTCACGTCTTCTTCAACGTTCGGGACGAGAGTCATATCCAACCATTTCACCGAACCTCCAGACAATTGGTTTAAAATATAACGACTAATCCAAATATAATTGTATATATTTTTCTTTTCACTATAAATAGAATATTCGCAGGGCTTACAGAAGACATCGATCCCTACATAACGACACAATTGCTTGTGTTGACGGAAGGCTTGTTGATCGCCATAATAGGTTTCGGTTATTTTAAAGATAGGCTCTGTATATTTTTCCATATATTCTTTAAACTCGTTCCGTTGATTTTGTTCGCTCAAAATCTTCTCATTGGGGTAAATATAAAGATTTACACGGTACATATCGCAGAATACAAGAATATCGCTGGACGATAGAAACGGATTTTTAAATAGTTGATGGGGTTTGATACAAATATCTTCGTAAGTATATTGAGGAATATCGCGGACGTTATTATAGAACAATGTGCTGACCACGCGATTGGAGCAGATTTCATATTCTTCGTTTACCCAGACGTAATCCAAGATTTGTTGCGCCATGTTGAGGCATAGTTTAAGAACTACATTCAATTTTTAAGATCCGTATTTTTTGGCTAAGTTGGCTTCAAGTAGACTAGTTGATATATTCTCGCCTTCGTAATAGACATTCGCTAAGATTCGCCCGTATTTTTCTATTTCTATATCTTTTAATACTACCATTTTATGCATAATCCGTTGGCTGACAAAATCACGCGCCAAAATAGCCTTCTCTTTTTCGTCCGCCTTTCTCATTTCAGGACAATCGATTCCCCTCAAACGAACAGAAAAGCGATACACGTGTTCGTTGTCGTGTGGAAGTTTGGTCGCAATGGTAATGGTGTCTCCGTCGTATACTTTAATCACTTTACCCGACTCAATCGCTGGAATATACGGAATCGTGTCTTTGTAAACAATATGTTCCATGTAGATATATATATATTATCTTTATATAAATATTTACTATTTTAGACTATATATGAAAACATTTATTACCGAACAAGGTATTGATATTTTTTTAAATACAAATATCCAAAGCAATTGGATGTACGACGAAACCAATGTATTGAGACAAATTCATAATTGGAAAACCCACTTGCCCTGGATAAAACCTTATTACGCGTTAAAATGTAATCCGTCTCCTGAGTTGGTCCATACGTTAGTCCAAGAAGGGGTGGGGTTAGACGCTGCGTCGAATCAAGAATTAATACTCGCGGCAAAATATACAAAGGATATTATTTATACTAACCCCCATCTCTTATTATACGAAAAAAAAAATATGAAAAAGAAACTCGCCCAGGTGCGGTTTAAAGTGGTGGACGATATAGGAGAATTAGAACAAATGCGGGGGGTTCAGGCGGATATACTCTTACGCATGAATAGTGGTAATCCGAACGCATTTGATAGTAAATTTGGGTGTACACAAGAAGAAGCCAAAACGATGATACATTATGCGAAAAATCATAGCATAAGAATCCGAGGTGTTTCATTTCATATTGGGTCAGGTGGCGAACACGACCGCCTATCGTCGTATCAGCGCGCGTATGAATACGCTGAGCCCGTTTTAGAGTATTTGAACTTTATGTATTCAGAAACACCTGTATTAAACATCGGCGGCGGTTTATGGTTTCATACAAATTTAGAAGAAGTTTTAGGGTGGACAAAGAATTTGCCCTATATCCTCATTGCGGAACCTGGTAGATATTTCGCCCAACCCGCTTATCATTTAATGACTCAAATCATTGCAAAAACATCGCGCGGTCTATTTTTAGACAACGGCGTTTACCACGAATTAAACGTCTATCACCGCGACCATTGGGTGTTCCCAAACCTAACCCATTATTATGACCACGATACCAATACATTACACCAAGTGATTATGT